TGATCTTGGAAAGCACCATCAACTTCTTTGCCACAAGGTTGACCTGATCAAAGGTCTGCTGCGACTGCGTGCCAACCGAAGCCTCGCCGACGAAGTTAGCGGTGACAGTTCCGGTACGACGCGGCATGCGCTTCACGTCGGAGGACATCGGCACGATGCGCGCGTTCGCGCGGAACACGCCGAACTGCTCGCGCAGCGTGATGAGGCTGTTCTCAAACTCGTCAGGCACAAGGAAGCCGCCTGCGGTGTTGACGTTCTCGGTGTGACCCTTGGTCACAAGAATGTCGTGGTCAGCGCACCAGTCAGCCGACTTGCGGTGACCGAGGCAGCCCATCGCCCAGCGACCGAAGCGATACGCCTCGTCAGCGGACTTGAGGTTGCGAAGCCGACCGAACATCTTCGGCGACTCGACGCGCACGGCGGCCTTGCTCGCGCGGGGAGCGCTCTTGGCGATCTCCTCGCGGATGACCGTACGGACCTGCGCGGCAACGCTCTTGGAAGCGTCCTCCGGCTTGTCCTCGTCCATCGCGTCAGTCTCTGCCGCTGCGCCAGCGGCTGGCATGAGGGTGACCTGATAGTCAATCGCGGACGGATCGACGGGGTTGCCCGCCTCGTCCACAATCATCAGATCCTCAAGGTAAAGCGCCTTGGCCTTGTCGAAGCCGTTCGCGCCCTTCTGATTGGCGAGCGCCTGCAGGTTCTTCTGCAGTTCGCTCACAGTGACCTTCTTCATTGCTGTAACTCCCTAAATGGGTGTGGTGTCGAATGGATAGAACGATGCGCGGCGCAGGCCATTCGTCCGGGCGTAAAGCCCACCGACTCGACCAACCGACTACGTAACACTAGGCACGCCAAAAGCAGCGCAAGCCGCCCGGTACGGACGGCTGCGCCAAGGAGAGAGTCTGTTGTGCGTCAGTCGGCGTAGATGCTGCCGCGAGCGCGTGCGATCTCGTCCCGCACAATGCGCGCCCGGTCAGCCTTGCCGATGGCAGGGACCGCGACCGCAATACGGTACGTTGCACGCACCTGCGCAGGCACGGGAACGTCCGGTACGGTGATGCCGAATGGGGCGATGGCGTCCCGTGTCACCAGTCCCTTGCGGACGGCAGTCACGATGGCATCCTGATTCGCAGGCACGCTGACCACCGACACCTCTAGCAACTTCCACTTGCCGTACACGCGGCGCACGCCCTGCCCGTACTTCTCGTTGTCGGCCTTGGACGCTGGACGGGACTCGATGCCAAGGAACCCGATAGACATCGTGTTCAGCGCACAGAAGTCAAGCAGGCTAGCGACCGTATCCGGGAACCACTCGCCTACGTGGTTGTCAGGTCGCGGCGCTAGCGCAAACTCTGCCTCGATGCCGCGTTCCATCCTCTTCATGGACAGCATCTTGCCGATGGGCTGCTTCACGTCATGCTCGTACAGCAGCACCGGGTTGCGCTCGTAGTCCCGGCTGTTCATGCCGCCGGGTACGACCACCTCGCCGTCGCGGTCCACGCTGTCCGTGGTGATGGTCGCCACAAACGTGGACGCCTTGCCTGCCTGCTTGCGGATCGTTGCCTGTAGGTTCTTGCTGTTCATTGGGTTGCCCGAGTGACTGCGATCACGTCGCACCGACAGTTGGGATGCAGCGGTGGTCCGTCCACGTTACGGTAGGTCAGTTTCATGCGACCACCCGCCACGCCCGTCAGCGTCGTGCCGATGGTGTAGAACGGCGTGTCTAGCGGCACCGTCTTGTCCCCGTACTGCCGCGCCGCAGCCTCGCAGAACTCGCAGGCGTCCGGCGACAGCAACCAGCGCTTGCCCGTGACCACGCCACTTTCCTTCATCGACTCCAACCGCCCCTCGGTGTAGGCGTAGGCCGATTCCGTCCGTGCAATCATTTCCGCGCGGCTTCGGCTGATGCCACGGCTTTCCGCGATGCGGTCGGCGATCTCGTCCACCGTCGCGCCTTCCTCGATGCCCCCGGCGACCGTGTCAGCGATGTACTGCGCCGCCGTCTCCGACACGGACGCGGACATGCGGTCTGCCGCCCGTTCTGCGGCCCGTACAGCCGCCGGGTTGGCTTCCGAGTCATCTAGCAGTTGCTCGGGCGTCAGAAGGTCCGCGAGGCTGTCCGTGGCAGCCTGCGCCCCGGCAGACGCCATGACCTGCGCGTACGGCTTGGCAATCTCGCGGATCTGCTTCGCTAGGTCGCCGCGCATGGACAGCGCCTCGCGCTGGATGCGTTCGGCAAGCGCCGCAGGCGTCCCGCGCCACTCGCGTACCAGTTCCTGAAGCGGCTCGACGGCTTCACCTAGCACTTCCTCCAGCGCCGCCACGTACTTGGCAAGTTCCCGCGCCTCGATGTCCTGAAGCGGCTCGTCCGCCGCCTTGGTCCTGATGCGCTGCGCGTCAGCCGTGAACGGGAGCCACGGCATCGCGGCGTCAGGGTCGATGCACCGCGCCGCAGGCGAGCGCGCCAGCGCCTTCGCCGCACGGAGGATGATGCGCTCGCGGCTGCACATTAGGCAAGCCACGCCGCGCCACGGTGCGCCGCGTCTGTGTACGGCGTCAGGTCCGCGCCGCATTCCTGCAGGTGCGGCATGGCGCACATGATGCCGATATGCCGCACGTTGCGGTCCATCGTGTCGCGTGTCTCCGCGTCCTTGGCGCCTGCCGCGACGAGCGCGTCGATCAGGTCGGCGGATGCCTGCAGACCGCGCAGATGCTCGGCAGTGTCTTCCGGTGTGAAGGTGTGGTCGGTCATGATGTCGGCGCTACGAGGGTCATGAAGTGGGCGGTCAGCCGCACCGCGCCGCCCGTAAAGTTGGAGCCGTTCGCGGTCAGCACGACGTTAGTCGCCGCCGTGATGAGCGCAGGCGCGATGCAGTTGTTCGCGGTCGTGTTCAGCGCGATGGCGATGTCATCGCCGAATCGGTTGGCTGTCGTGCCGTCGCCGATGTCGAACGATGTAGCGCCCGTGATCGCCGTCGTGACGCGAGCCGTGACGCCGAGAAGGATGCAGTTGGCGGGGATCAGGTTCGTCGCCGTGACGGTCGCGCCCGAGAGCGCGGAGAGCAGCGTGGTGGACTGCCCGAGTTGCGTGGACTGCCCGTTGGCTCCGGTCGATAGGAACGTGCCGCCGAAAACTCGTGCAGAAGTTTGCTGCGGAGTTCCGATTGTCGTTGAGTTTGTTCCTTCGGTCGGCGTGTAGTTGCCGTTGTTGGCTCCTGAACCAATGATGATTGCATCGCTGGTACTGGCCGTAGGAACATCGACATGACCTATCAGAATGTTTCTGGAACCAGTTGTAAGCGTGGCTCCCGGTCCGTTTTGAGCGTCTATTTGCCCAGAACCAACAATCGTATTCCGCGCTCCACTAGTGATCTTTGTGTTTGTGTTGCCAATGATCGTGTTAGCCAATCCAGTGATTGCCGTAGGGCTTGCCTGAACACCAATTTGAATGTTGTCAGTTCCGGTTGTAAGCGCGCCGAGAGCATTTTGACCTACAGCCGTATTGCGATTTCCAGTGGTGATCGCATCGCCTGCGTTCGCGCCGACGAGCGTGTTGTTGCTCGCCGTGGTCTGCAGCAGCCCCGCCTGATGACCTACCGCCGTGTTGCTCGCAGCCGTGTTGACCGTCGCTAGCGTGCAGGTAAAGCCCGTCGTGTTGCCGATGCTCGCTGACGCAGCAGTCATCACCGTTCCGCTGGTGGCCGTGAAGCCCGTGCCGCCGCTGACGATGGTGACTGTCGTGACATTGCCACCAGCGCCAACCACGATGTCAGCCGTGGGGTAGGTCACTGCGGTCGCGCCGCTGACGTAGGTCAACTGGACGCCCGTGTACGTCCCCGGCGTGCCTCCGGTTCCCGCTGCGGAGATCGTGACGGTTGCAGCGGCCGTGGTCGCAGCGCCGAGCGCCGAGCGGCCTACGGCGACGTTCGCGGTGCCGAGGGTGTTGATAGGTAGGGCGTCAGCGCCGATGGCCACTACTTCATTGGCGCGATTACGAAATAGAACGCCGTAACCAACGCCAACTACGCGAGTGGTGTCTCCACCCAACTCTTGGGCTTGGGTTCCGACAAGGGTATTGAGCGCGCCTGCGGTGATATTAAATCCACTGCCACGACCTATCGCCACATTTGAACCACCAGTTGCGTTTTGTAACGCACGCCTACCAATAGCAACCGAGCGTGTTGCGTCAGATGCTGCACCCAATGCGTCAGTGCCAATCGCCACATTTTCATCGCCTGTTGTAATCGCGTCACCCGCACGCGCACCGATACATACGTTCTCGTTGCCACCTGCCTGAAGCGCCGCACCTGCGCTCACGCCTAGAACCGTGTTGTCCGTGCCTGCAGGACCGATGCCGACGCGAGCGCCGTTGATGAACGCATCCGCGCCCGTGTACAGCGCGCCGCCAATGCCGACGCCGCCCGTGACGCGCAGCGCGCCCGTGGTCGTGCTTGTCGATGCCGTCGCGTTCGTGATGGCGACCGCGCCCGACGAGGTGACCGTGCCGCCGACCGTTACGCCGTCGTTGAACCGCGCAGCGCCGCGCACGCCGAGCGTTTCGAACTCGGGATTCACAAGCACAGGTGCGCCGCCTCCGGGACCGCGTGCGCCGCGCGGACCTGCGGGACCGCGCTCGCCGGGTTCGCCCTGCTCGCCCTTCTCGCCTTGATCGCCCTTGAGTCCGGGCGGTCCCATCGGACCTGCCGGACCTTGTGCGCCGTCTGCGCCGTCGCGTCCGGGTTCGCCCTGCGGACCTGCGGGACCGACCGGACCCGCTGGACCCTGCTTTACCGCATCGAGCGCCTTGTGCGCCTCATGCGCGCTCTCGGCTGCGGCGGCGGCGGCAGCGCGTGCGCGCTCGGCTCGCTTGCTCGCCTTCTTCGCCAGCACCGTCGCAAGCAGCGCGGCGCGGGTGTCTGCAGGCAGGTCGTGTTCGGGCATCTGCGTTTCGTCGCTCACTCGGTGTCCTCGTCCTTCAGGAGATAGTCAAGCATCTTCGCGGTACTCATCCGCACGGGGTCCATGCTGTTCTTCACGGTCACGAGCAGCGCGTCAATGGCCTTGCGGTCCAAGTCCGCCTCGTCCGCGTCAATCGTCGCCACATACTCCGCGACCATCTCGCGGCTCATGCGCTTCTCGCGCGCCGCCTCCAGTTCGCGCACCTTGCGATCCGCCCAGCCTGCGCCCGCGCCTGCCGGGTTCGACGGGTCGCCGCCCCACAGCATCCACGCAATCGCGCCCGCGCTCGGGTAGCCGTCCTCGCCCGACTGCGCGCCCTCCGCATCAAGGTCCACGCGGTGACGGCTGAAGTACGACGCCATGCGCCGGATCGTCTCCTCTGACAGGTTGGCGCGGTTGCTGATGTCGCGTGCGCGTGCCACGCCGACCTCGGTCCCGCCCCGGTTGAACTCGGCGCGCAGTTCCAGCCCACGCGCAGCGAGCCGTGCCATCTCCTCGGTGGGTCGCGTGTCCACGTCGCCGATTGCCTTTGCGGGGTCCGCCTCGCCCCACGCCTTGCCCTCGCACATGGAGATGGCGATGGCGATTGCCTGCTCGCGCGGGTAGCCCTCGTCGAGGAGCGTGCGGATCTTGTCGCTCACGCAGTCGTCTTGCTTGGCGGCGGGCAGCGCGAGCCGCTTGGACGCCTGCACAGGCTCCACAGTG